ATTTATTTTGCGTGTAAAATAAAAAGTTGGGGATACCTTTTTAACTGGTTTTAAGCCGTGTATTTGGTAGGAGATTGCTTCTTGTGTGTGTTATTAGTGCGTTTTAATCTATATTTTGATATAGATAGTATTATATATTTCCGAATTAATTATGCTGTAAAATTAATGCAAGTCGCTGATTTATAGTGTTTATTTGGATGATAATACGTATTTTTACGGTGAAAACGTGTGTGTGCGTGTAGAAATGATGCAGAATAGCATAATCAGGATAGTGCGGAAGGGCTCCCGGGTAAGCTGCTTCAGATTCCGGTTCGAGTCCGGGTTCTGCCCCAATACTTTTTGGAATTTGCGTTTTTATAGGTATTTGGTTTAAGGTGAACGCTCCCGGTGAAAGTCCGGGAGCTTATTTTTAAGGATATGGGAAAGAATCTGATTCGTACAATATTGGATAATCATCGTGATGCGGCTTTGTATAAGGCAGCAGCCAATCAGTTTCTGGATATGATTTGCTATGAAAAGAGTCCTTATTATAATACTGGAGTAGAACTTATAGATAAGTTAGGCAACGAAATAGATTCTCTCAAAAAAGAAAATCTGTATTTAAAACAAGAAAACGTGCGCTTAACCAAACTTGTAAATCAATTAAACTCCATGATAAATAAGAAGTGTCAATAAAACTCAGATATATGAAAAAGGAAACTTATCTTGACAAATTAGTAAATGATCTTGGTGTAGAAGCTACAGCAGAACGTATTTCGATTTATATCGAGGATATTATGCGAGCCTCGCGAAGGACATCGGAAACGGATGATGCCATTAACTTCCTGATGTACCTGAAAAACAGTATCTTAAAAAATAAAGAGGAGTAGCTTAACTACTCCTCTTTTGCTTATATTATTTCTACAATTTTGTTTGATAGGTCTTTGGATATTCCACAGCATCCAAATCGTTTAAAGTAAAGTCCTAATTCATTCACTGGTATTTCTTTCCTCACTTTTACAGCATTAACCTTTCCATCTGTATCTATGATGCGCTGCATTGTATCACCATATTCCGGAGGGACAATCAAAAAGATACAGCTGACAGTGTCTAATGGCGCATCGCCTATCATTTCCCCAAACTCAAAGCCTACCCCTGCGATTACGCCTTTAGGTAAGTTTAAAGATTTTATTTTATCAGAAAACATGTCTTGTCTGTCAATGGACACAAATCCTTGATAATCTCCATATTTGGTTGAAATAAGTTCTTTTAATGTTTCCATAATACTTGTTTTTTTTGTTGCTTTTTAAATATCGTTTAATCGTTATTCCAATCGTATTACTCCGATAACCAGAGCGACATGATAAATTCTATTTAGAGGTAATTCGAATGGCTCGTAGCGTTCATTGTCCGATACGATGAGGACGTGTTCTTTGTCGGATCCGGGCTTCACCCGTTTGATAAGCGGTCCCTGATCCGTATCCAATACATATACTTTATTCCATTGGAAGAAAAGCTCATCCATCGGCAAACGCTTGCAGGCTACAATATCTCCGCTGTTATATTTAGGATACATGCTGCTTCCTTTCACGCTGATCAGGAACTCGGCTCCCTTGAATGTGGGGACAACAAAGCGTTCGCATTCGTATTCCAGTACGGTCTGTTCACCGGTGAATGCTCCTGCCATTGCGCTGATGGGAATCAAGGGGATGCCCTCCATGGGCGAATCGGATGGATGGGCTACCGATATGTTTTCTTCCTTTTCAGACTCCGTACGGAGCATGTTGCCTTCGCCTGTAAGGAGCCAATTTATATTTATATCGAAACTTCTTGCGATTTTCTCCAAAAAGTCAGCTTTAGGCATTACTCCGTTTTTGTAATTCCTTACATTAGCTTCGCTAACTCCTATTAATGAGGCGAATACTGTGTTTTTTCCATTTCCAAATTTTTCTACGATAGTAGAGATTCTGTCGAAAATAGTTTCGTTCATACCTATTATTTTTAGATTAAATCGAAAAATAATTCGAGTATTTCTTGTTTAATTCGAAATATGTTTCGATATTTGCAGAGTCTTCAATACCGAAGACGCCCTAAAGGTAGAAAATAATCTTTAAAAACGCAAATTATGGATAATGCAAACATTCGGCAGACAACAGGTCTACAAGTATTCTACAACGAGAATGAGAACGTGAACGTAAGGACACAAGTTATTAATGATGAGCCTTGGTTTGTAGCTAAGGATGTAGCAATGGCCTTAAATATTACTTGGAGTGGGCACACATTAGACAATATTCCTAATGAATGGACGCAAATGGTAAAACTCACCATTAACGGCTCAGACGGTGGTGTGAGTAACATTAGACGTATGACATTAATCAATGAAGCAGCCGTTTACAAACTAGCTTTCCGAAGCAACAAACCGGAAGCCGACAGGTTTGTCAACTGGGTGACCGGAACAGTGCTCCCCAGCATCCGACGCACCGGAAGCTACTCGGTAAGCAACGAGCGTCCGGAAAGCACGAAACGTCTTCCGCTTCCCAAGTTCCGTCCGTATTTCGGTCAGTGGAAAGAAAACATGAAGCCCTACATCAGCCGTGCGGAGCTTTGCCTTACCGCCGAGAAGCAGCGTGTCACGCTGGGGCATGTGCAGAAGGTGTATGCCGGAACCTCAATGAGTTATCCGGTTGCAAAATGCATCCAGTACCTGGCGAAGAAGAACCGTCAGGAAGGGCGTACCTATCCGGAGAAGAAACCCGCTTACGAACAACTTTGCATCACGTGGGAGGAATGAATAATGAAAATGTTACTCATTAAGGCAAAGGTTTTCTGGATTCAACGATGTCTGTATCCATTTCTATACTTATGCATACGTTATACACGCTCTCAAGTATACAAACTATGGAAAAGAATAGAGAGGCAGAATCCCGAACATTTCTCCGTTGACGAAAAATACGCTCCACTACGATTTGGTCAGATTCGGTCACTGATTGCTCCATTGAAAGATTTGGAGAACTGGTGTTTCCAGCATACCACTTCATCTCGTAACCGAAAGTGCTACATGCAGCCCGAAAAGTCTTGTCAATCATCTTATACAGATAGTTTATCTGATTGGGACATGTTTCTTGATAGACTATAGTAAAAATCATTTTGAATTTAAACATAAGAAATAAAGTTAGTTTGTTTAGCATCGCTACAAATGTAGCAAAACCATTCCGGTTCGTGAGAATAGGGATGGATTTTTAACCGAATAATAATGATAAAAACAATAACGAAATGGCAGAAACAAGAAAACTCATTAAAGCAAGCCGGGAGCTGAAAGAAGAAATCGCCCGGAAACTGAATGTTACAACCCGTACGGTGGATGCCGCTCTGGCATACGACACTAAAAGCCCTACAGCAAGACTTATCCGCTCGTATGCCCTGAATCACGGAGCGGAACTATACGAGCTGAAGAAACTGGAAAACCCGTATGCGGAAGTTATTCAACTGTAATTTACAACCAACTGCATAAGTGATGAATCCTTGTCATTCCGGTTCGCGAGAATAGGGATGGCTCCAAACTCAAAACCATAGAATCATGAAACGAATCAATACAACCACACGCTATCTGCTGCTGATACTGGCAGCAGCCATACTGAACCGGCTGACAGACGGTACAATGAACCTGATTATAACAACCTGCCTCTGCCTGGCACTCATACCTGCTGCAATACGGATGGACAAGGAGGATAAAGAATACCAGGAATGGATGGATGAAGAAATAAAGAAGCGGGAAGCACAGAAAAAGGAATAAATCACACACGGCTTGCAGAACTTCACACATTCAGGATAACGACTGTAATTTGACATATTGGGCTGTTTTCAATAGGAATTGGGAATATGGTAAAAAGAAGGAGTGAAGCGGCTGCCATCCGGGTTCAATCCCCGGAGCCGGACTACAATCTTAACGAATTAATCATGGAAATGTACGGAAACACATTATGCGTCAGCTTTACGGAGCTTGTGGGGAGCGGACTTATCAGCCAGCCCACCTATAAGAAATACATTCGTGAAGGCAAGCTTACCCTCCTCCAGAGGGGAGGTAACGGACGCGAGGCCCTGATTGCCTACCGCTCCATGCCGGAACGGCTCCGTGCAGCATACGATGACACATTCAAAAACGCATACGAGGAAATGAAACAGCGTGAGCAGGAAAAGTACATCAACACACAGATTCGGTTCGATGCCGAAGCGGTACGGTTCTTCAAGGAATTTGAGCCGCGTATCGAGCCTTCCAGACAGCTGGAATACATCCTGAACGCCCAGGTGATGAACGAAATGGTGCGTACGGAGAAGGCACGCAGTGTGGAACACGCCAAAGGAGGTTTTGCCCGTCGTGCGGAAACATGGAGCAGCGTTCAGATTTGCTGTGAGCGTCTCCGCGAAATTACAGGACACACACTGCCGAAAAATCCGGCCCGTCTGCGAGAGAAGTTCAACGCTTACAAGCGCGAGGGATATGTGGTGCTGGTTAGCGGTAACCTGGGCAACAGTGCCGCACGCCGCATCGGAAAGGCTGAAGGTGCTCTTCTGCTGAAGCTTCGCCGAAGCAAGTTCCCTGTCTACACCGATATGCAGCTCTTTGAGGAATACAACCGTCAGGCGGTGCTTCGCGGACTGAAAACCATCAAGAGTCCTACTACGATGCACAGTTACTTGAACGATCCGGCGGTAATGGTTTGGTGGTTTTCTGCTGTTCACGGCGAAAGGGAATTCAAGAACAAGTATATGCCAACCTTCGATACGGTAATGCCGTCCATGCCGAACTCGCTGTGGTACTCCGATGGTACGAAGATAAACCTTTACTACCGTGCGTACGATGACAGGCAGAAGCGATGGGTGGCACGAACCACGGATGTGTACGAGGTGATGGATGCCTGCACGGAACTGTTCCTCGGCTACTTTATCGGTGACGGCGAAAACTTCTACAACCAGTACATGGCGTACCGGATGGCACTCCAGACATGGAAGGTGAAGCCTTACGAGATAGTGACCGACAACCAGGGAGGGCATAAGAAACTGGCCGCACAGGGATTCTTCAAGAAGCTATGTCATCTTCACAAAACCACCATGCCGCACAACGGCCAGTCAAAATCCATCGAGTCCGCTTTCGGACGATTCCAGCAGCAGGTACTTCACAAGATGTACAACTTCACCGGTCAGAACATCACGGCAAAGAAGCTTTCAAGCCGTGCCAATATTGACTTGGTAATGGCGAACATCGACCGTCTGCCTACGCTGGAGGAACTGAAACAGCAGTATGCCGACTGCCGTGAAGAATGGAACTTGATGCAGCATCCTACCAGCCCAACCGGAATGACCCGACTGGAAATGTACACCGCGATAGAGAATCCGCAGGCACAGCCGCTTGATGACTATGAGGCAAACGAAATCTTCATGTTGTTCTCTCAGGCTCCGGTGCAATACACCAGGGAGGGTTTCAACTTCCGCATGAACAAGCAGGAATACAGCTACATGGTGTATGGCGATGACGGACTGGTAGACATGAACTTCCACCTTCAGAACGTAGGCCGTCAGTTCCTCTACCGATATGATCCGGAAGACATGACCCGCATTGAACTCTGGGCGGTTACTGATACCGGAGCCAAATATTCGGCAATAGCCACACCGAAAGTCACCATTCACCGTGCCACTCAGGAACGAACCGACGAGGAAAACGCTTATCTGTTTGCGCAGCTGGAAGCCAACCGCCGCACACGTGCAGCCATGCACATCGCACAAGAGGAACTGTTTATGGAGGAAGCCATGGGCGAGGCATACACCCAGCTCCGCATTCCGCGCCCGGTTGCTGTGAGCGAAAAGCAGCTTGACGGATACCGTGAGGAAATGAAGCGTGGCACACTGGAAGCTCCGGTACCGATGCCCGAAACGGATATTCCGGAAGAGCCTGTACTGGCAGACGAACCGCTGACTTTCGCATCAGCCGGTGACTGGACAAAGAAAGTATCGAACCTGACGTTTGATGAACTTGACAGCTTGGGAAAATTCTAACGATTTGATTAAACAATACTTAAATACCTATTAAGACAATGAAATTTACTACAGAAATGAAAGAACAGGTGCGTACCGCACTGATTGCCTATTGTGAAAATTATCCTACCCGTAACCGTGCGGCAGAAAGTCTGCAAAATGTCAGCTCTGCCACCGTCAGCCAGTTGTGCAACGGAAAATATGACCTGATCAGTGATGACATGTTTACCCGCATTGCGGTGCAGATAGGCTTTGCCTTCGATTCGTGGACGCTGCACGAGGGAAAGACCTTCAAGGAAATCACGTTTGCGCTGAGTGACGCACAAGCTTACAAGAACGTGACATGGGTGGTTGGCGATGCCGGATGCGGAAAGACTACCGCAGCCATCGAGTACCGCCGCACGCACCGCAACGTGTTCTACATCTTATGTTCTGAAGACATGCGACGCTCAGACTTTGTGCGTGAGATAGCCAAACAGGTAGGCGCACCCACCGACACGACCAACCTCCGCGATATGCTGGAGAACGCCATCAGCATGATTTCTTTCCTGAGCAACCCGCTGCTTGTCTTCGATGAAGGCGACAAGCTGACCGACAGTGTATTCAATTACTTTATCAGCATTTACAACCGTCTGGAAGGACACTCCGGCATCGTGTTTCTCAGCACCGACTACATCAAGCGCCGCATGGAAGCCGGACTTCGCTACAACAAGAAAGGTTACAAGGAAATAAACAGCCGTATCGGACGCCGTTTCTTCGATGTATCTCCCACGGAGCAGAATGACATATACGCCATCTGTCAGGCTAACAATCTGACCGACCGTGCCGATATCGAAGAGGTGCTGAAGGATGCCAGGCGAAGCGACAACGACCTTCGCCGTGTGAAGCGATGCATCCACCGTCAGAAACGTATTATCGAAGCCCGCATAAAGAAAGGAGGAAGCAATGAATAAAGAAGACACTACCCCACCCCCACAGAAAAAGAAGTTTACTTTCGATCGCAACGCAAAAGGTGTCCGTGAGCTTCTATCCATGAAATTCGATGTAATGCAGTTTGATGGTCCCTGGTACGATGCATTCGGCACTCCGGAACGCCGTGGAGTCTGGATCATCTGGGGAAACTCCGGTAGCGGAAAGACCAGTTTTGCCCTCCAGCTCTGCAAGTATTTGTGCCGTTTTGGCCGTGTGGCATACGACAGCATGGAGGAAGGTGCCTGCCGCACCATGCAGGATGCCATCCGCCGAACCGGGATGATGGAAGTAAACAAGAAGTTCCTGCTGATCGACAACGAGAATATGGATGAACTCAGCATACGACTCCGCCGGCAGAAAAGCCCGGACATCGTGGTTATCGATTCCTTCCAGTACACACGAATGACGTACCGTCAGTACATTGACTTTAAGGAACAACATAAGCGGAAGCTGCTCATCTTCATCAGCCACGCCGAAGGCCAGTTACCCAACGGACGTGCCGCCAAAGGAGTGATGTACGATGCCTCGCTGAAGATCTACGTGGAAGGCTTCAGGGCCTTTTCAAAAGGACGCTTTATCGGTCCCGTAGGACATTACGATATCGTGCCGGAGAAAGCCCGGCAATATTACGGAGAAGAATAATCTTTTCAATTTACAATTCATAATCAGAATACATGAGAACAATGATGAAAGACCGTCCAATCACACCGCAGCAGGTGAAGGCACTGCACGCTCAGTTCCGGAAAATGGGATTTGATGATGATGACCGCCATGGTTTTATCAGCCAGTTCACGGAAGGAAGAACCGACAGCACCGCCGGACTGACCAAAGAAGAAGCCGGACTGTTGCTAACACGGTTCAACCGTGAGGAAGCTGACCGCATCCATCGTGAGGCACGCAAAGTAGTGAAACAGATTTTTTCCCTTTCGTTTCATATCTCCTGTCTGAACAAGAATTACACGAACGAAACGGAAGCGGATTTTGAAATGAACAAAGCGAAGATAAACCAGTTCTGCCGTACACGCAGCAAGTTCCGCAAGCCTCTTACGGAAATGTCGCTGGAGGAACTGAAGGAAGTGAAACGACAATTTGAGGCAATGGCAAGAAAGGAGGAATGATATGAGAAAGCAATCAGAAATAAATCGTGCAATAGCGTATCTGGAAGAACGTAATTACGATCCGATATGTCGCATACAGAGGGAAGTTTTAGAAGAAAAACGCAGCGAATCATGGGTATTCAATCGGTATGTGCGCGACGTTCCGGAAGACGAGCGCAACGAAACTCTTTTCTATGCCGCACGCGATGCAGCCCAGTTCCTTGCCGGAAAGATTGGTATCAGTTCCATCTGTCCGGATCTGGAAGACGGACCGGAAGATGAAGAGCAGGAGGAAACAATTACCCTGAGCCTCTCGGAGTACAAAAAGCTTCTGCGCCGATTGGATCGTGTAGAAAGAAGATTAGGACTCAGGGTGGGTTCTTTAGAGAAAGTACCTAGAAAAGATATTTCAGAAGCACCGGATGATTTGATAGGTCAGGCTGACGCATGCAGATTAATAGGATGTGGAAAAACAACTATAAAAAGATGGGCTAACAAAGGGCTGATAACAGGATATCAGAAAGGACGTAGCGTGTATTACAGCAGACGCGAGCTGATTGGTAGCCCGGTAGTGAAAGATTACAAGGACAGTAAATCAAACAAGGAATAATCATGGAACATACAATCGAACAAATTCAGAATGACATTATGAACCGCATGCAGCAGTTTGATTTCGGCGACCGTGTAACGATACTCCGTGAACTGGAAAACTTCTGCGGACAACAGGCTGATGAGACCATGAAACTGGAATACGATTTGGCGGCAATGGAGGACATGAGGGATGAATAGGAAGAAATACATCGTATGGAGGATCATTTATTCTTTCCACGACAGACCGAATAAAAGCATCCGCTCATGCTGGCGAACCGACAACTTGACGGATGTAAGGAAATTGGCACAAGGGATTAATCCAGAAGCAAAAATACGTTTGTGTTATACAGAATTTAAATAACGATTAAAACTCAATTAAAATGGCAACAAAAAGAACCAAGAAAACAGTAATCAGCGGAGTAAGCCGCGAACAGTACGAACAGGCATTTGCCGAGTTTGCAATGGCCGACGCAAAGGCCCAGTCACTTACCGCGAAGATGGATCAGGAAATGACAAAGATCCGTGAGAAGTACGCCGACCAGCTGGCCGAACTGAACGAAACCAAGGATCGTACATTCGAAGTGATGCAGACCTACGCCACTGAGAATAAGGATACGCTTTTCAGTAAGAAAAAGAGTCTGGAGTCGGCACATGGTATCATCGGATTCCGCACCGGTAACCCGAAGCTGAAGAATCTGAAAGGCTTTACCTGGGCCTCGGTTACAAACCTGGTAAAAGAATTCCTTCCTGATTATATCCGTACCACAGAGGAACTGGCCAAGGACAAGCTGCTGGCCGACCGGGAAGTTCCTGAAGTGGCCGAATTATTCCCGAAAATTGGTATTCAGGTGGTACAGGACGAATCTTTCTATGTCGAACCAAAGAAAGAAAGCGATGCAGTCCAGACGGCCTAAGTACAGTTATTCCCGCCGTGGAAATCTATGGATCGTATATCGGAATGAATACACTCAGTCCACATGCACAGGCACTCCCGTCGCGGAGTGCCGATCCAAAGAGAAAGCACGGGATAAGGTTTATGAACTTAATGGATGGAAGAAAGATGGAAAAGTACAGAATTGAAAGACAATTTATCAAAAAGCCTGCTCCTGCATACGCATTGAAGGTATCAGGATACTATCATAAGAGATTTCCAATTAAATCGCTTACCGAGCAGGAAGCAAAGAAAGAAATGGACGTAATAGAAAACTATTTGAACGACTTTACATACATCGTTCGAAACTCTAAAAACAAACTTGGTGTAACCCATAAGATAGAACGCACAGATAATCGCATTACGGTATACAATCTCTACAATACACCTATAATCACATTTTGGATTGAGGAGGAAAAGGAAGATGAATAAATTACGCTGTTGTAAATGTGGAAAAGAGATTAATCCGGATGCAGGATATTACAATGCACCATCCGGTCCTCATTGCATATCCTGTTGGACAGGGAAAGATATAAATGATAGGATAAAAGAGTATGGGAAAGGAATATATGTCATCAAGACAGGAGCCGGAGATTATCTGGAAAAAGGATACCCAAAACTCTCATCGGATTTTTCGTATGAATTATGCTTCATAACAGACACTAAAAATGCAAGAAAATTTAGAAGTTTCATTGAGGCTTACAATTTTCAGAAATTATCTCCTTTTCTGGAGAAATGCGAAATCATTAAATTGGAATAGCTATGGCTGAATTAACCTTTAAAACCAACATCCGGCGCGACAAGTGGCCGCGCTGGATGAAGAAACTGCACGGATACATGACCCGTGTGACTCAAGACCGGGAACTGGAGCCAACCCGTGATGAATACCTTCGTCTGAAGGTGATCATCGAAGGATGTATTGAGAACCTGAAAAAGGAGGGACACACACGCCGGGCGTTGATCCACGTATGGCTGGGAGAAGACGATAACCGGATGTCCCTGATAGTAATGCGAAGCAATCTGGTAGTAATATCTTATTTCATCGAATAATGAACAAACGTACACAAATCATGCTGTTCACAGCCTTTTCCCTTGTCATCGGGCCGCTGATCATCCTGGGATTCCTGTTCCGGATCCTTGGAGATCTGCTGGGAATCCTGGGCTGGCTCTGCTGGATGGAACCACGTATGGCGGTTAGGGACTGGAATAAGCTGAAAGATAAAATCAAACTGGCATGGAAAAATTGACAAAAGAAAACAAACTGGGTGAAACGTTCACCTGGAATGGACATACGCTCGAAGTAGCCGAAGTGGAAGATCCGGAAGACCCTTGCAGCGGATGCTGGTTTTTTGAACACACCATAAGCTGCTACGGCAACGGACTTAACTGTATGGATGATTCAAGAGAAGACCACACTAACGTAATATTTAAAAACTCAACAAAAACAGAAAAATTATGATGCACAATTGGTTTACATGTAAAATCCGTTATGAGAAAACGATGGAAAACGGAATGCAGAAAAAAGTAACAGAACCCTATCTGGTAGACGCGCTCAGCTTCACCGAAGCCGAAAGCCGTATCATCGAAGAAATGACACCGTTTATGAGTGGGGAATTTGAAGTTGTAGGAGTTGCAAAAGCGAATTACAATGAACTGTTCCCGTCCGAAGAAGGAGCAGCCGACCGCTGGTTTAAGTGCAAACTTTGGTTTGTCACATTCGACGAGAAGAGTGGAGCAGAAAAGCGTACTGTATTCAACGTACTTGTACAAGCTTCCGACCTTCGTGATGCCATCAAGAAGTTGGACGAAGGCATGAAAGACACCTTGGCTGACTATGTGATAGCTTCCGTATCGGAAACCGCCATCATGGACGTGTATCCATACGAAGCAGAACCCGATGTGAAACCTGAATTTAATGATGCAGACAGAAGATGAAAACAGAAAAGACTTATATCCATCGCCGTGTATGCCTTTGCCGCCAGTGCGGAGGAACCGGCTCAGTAACCGTGTATGCAGAGAAAGATGTGCGCCGGGAATATCCCCAGCAGAAAGTGTGTCCGCAATGCCAGGGCAGCGGACGGATCTGGTTGAGTGGACAGGTTGTTAAAAACATAGAACCCTATGCAGAACCAGAACCTTAATCTGTTCAGACCTCGCAGAGTGGCGGCAAAGATTCATTACAGCATGATCAGCCAGTTTATGTTCATCTGGGTGAAGTGGAACCGCCCCTGCGATCTGAAGGTGCAACGATCACAGCAGAACCCGGAATTACTGGGTATCTGCTTTGACGTCGAGAACAATGACACACTTGATATGATTCGGGAACTGAAGCGTGATTTGAAGATTGAAATTATAGACCTTTAATAACCACTATCCCGGTGCGGCCTGACCACCTATCCGGGAACAAATTTCGGGATATTCCGAAAAAAATCGGGCAAGCGTGCTCGGATAATAAAAAAGAATTTGCATATTTGCGGTGCTCTAAGTTTTTAACATATCAACGAAGGACAGCGAGTCCTGTCCGATAGTACCGCATCGGGCATTTTGTATGCCTGTATGCAAACCGTTATACAGGTGTGTCGGGGGTTTTACCGACATATCTTCACAATGGCGGCATCTGTACCCGTGCATACGTTGTAATGGCGTATGCGAGTCCTTCGTTGATAGACTTAGAGCGACGGGTTAAGCGGATGCCGTTCTTTTTTTATCATCCGCACAAATGCTCATTAAAAAATCAACGATTATGAAAAAAGAAAACGAAAACCAGACTACAGGGCTGGTAGAAGTGTTCAGCTTCAATCAAAGCAGTACACCTATCCGTGTACAGGTAATCAACGATGAACCTTGGTTTGTGGCAAAAGACGTTTGCGATGTGTTAGAACTGACTAATCACAGAATGGCAATTAAGTCTTTAGACGAAGATGAGGTAAATAGTACTTACCTAACCGATGCATTAAACAGACAACGAATAACTAATGTTGTCAATGAATCCGGTTTATACACATTAATATTCCAATCACGCAAGCCAGAAGCAAAAGCATTTCGTAAATGGGTTACATCCGAAGTACTTCCGTCCATCCGCAAGAAAGGATATTACGGTATGTACAAGCCGAAAACAGATTTCATCGACGCGCGAGATATTCCCTACGAAACACGTATGTTCAATAACAGTCCAGTACGTTGCGTAACCATAGATAATGAAACGTGGTACAGCATGAACGACCTGCATGCGGCAATGGGAAGCCGTACCGAAAGTACACAAGCTGCCAAGAAGCTTAACGCCAAACAAACATTAGCAAAGAAAATCCTTCTTTTTGGGGCAAACAATCCCGGATGGTTTGTAATGACACGCGGAGCAATGCTTCTGCTTAGTGCAAGCCGTAAAATGAACAACGTGAAACAGATGGAACTTGAATTCAAGGAGGACTGACCTATGGCAACAAAATTCAATTATGAACAATGGGAGAAGTATCTGAAGATTGCAGATTTTGAAGAAACCGTAGATTCGCTAGATAATATCCTTTTTACCGCAGTCATGAGATTGCTTGACACGGATGCCGGATGTCCGGTGGAACAAGACCAGACCGATGTGTCGAATGTACGTTTCCTGCTGGAAAGCCTTCGCAAGTGCATCAGACAATAATACAGAAAAATCCCCGACACCGAAACCGATGCCGGGGATCGTTGTCTGTGTATGGTATCATTCTCCCGGTTCACCCAGGAACTCAACGAAGGCGGCATGTTGCAGGGGAGTCAGTGCGCGCTGTCCTTTCTGGTAGTGCAGTTCGGTCAGACGCTGCTGAAGTTCAGAGTTGAGATTCACCCAGCGGCGAAGTTGGGAAACGGCACTTCGCGGGGTGCTGTGAGGAAAATAGAGCAGGGCCAGATCGGTCAGGTAAATGGCATTCATGGGTCGCTTGTGTTGTTTTTAAGAGTTAATGAATCGACTATAAAGTTACTAAATTGAAATGAAAAAACTACCCCGTAGTAAATTATTAATTACCGCAGGGTAGTTGGATCACTACCTGGCAGTAATGTCGCAGTCACTGCCAGGTAGTCGGTGATCAGGCTCCCAGACCGCCTTCTTCCTCTTCCGCAGCCGGAGCATTCAGCGGCTTCACTTTGTGAAACGTCAGGTTGTCAAGGCTGAGCTGACCGCGAAGACCGATACCGGGACGGAACTGAAGCGATACCTTCCGGATGTTGGCGGTGCTGAATTCTTCTTCAGCTTCTGCGCCATCGCTGGAGATTTGCGCCTGGAAGCTGCCCAGATTTTCCAGTTTCACAATTTCACCCTTGGAAATATGCTTGTTGATCTGTTTCACCAGGGCACGGATCACGTTCAGCACGTCTCCGTCGGTGAGGGTAGTGGAATACGAGATTTCTTCGGCCAGTTCGTTGATGTCAACGCTTCCGGATGCCTGTGCCTTCGCATAATACTTTGCCGGTGCCCCCTTGTCATTGGGGTTTTTCATCTGTGCAATGCTGTAATTGATAGCCATAGTCAGTAATGTTTTTGAGGGTTGATAAATCAGTTGTTTCTGTCATGACGCTGTAAAATTACGGCAGGCAGCGGCAGTCCTGTCGTCCAAAGTACCGGAAGAGGTGATTCAAGGCATAAAGTGTTGATTTTTGTGCGTTTTTTTGTATCTTTGCGAATATATAAATGGATATTGACATGCCTAAAGGAAGGGACTCAGAATTAATAGCGATGCGAAATGAAGAATTGCTCCGCAGATATTACTACTGGACGGAGATAAAACGTCTGCGCTTTGACGATACCTTTCATCAGTTGTCTACCAGAGAATTTTTTATTAGCGAGGAACGCATCCGTACTATCGTGAACCAGAATTACGAATTTCTCCAGGAACTGGATCGCGAATACCGTTCGGGTAAAAACATGGAAGAGAAGCCGCCCATGCCTTCCAAGAGAAAGCGCGGACGGCAGGCCGGTGTGAAATACGGCAAGCGTGTGTCTGTCATACCTGAGTAGCGTCGTCTATCATGCGGCACTCATAGTTCAATTCATACACTTTTATTCCCTTTGTCATCGTCTGGCTACGGCTGGTCTTGCGGTCAAGCGGTGAAGATGAATGCATGGGCATCCATCCCTGCAGTAGCGAATGAAGCTCGTGCACCTTGTCCGCACGTTCCTGAGCCTTGTCGGCTGTTCCGCTGGTGAAATGCGTATCGTCGTAACAGTCCATTGCCAGTTTCACGTTGACGGTTACCGTGCCCGACTGTACTTTACTGAAAGCTCCTCCCATGGTAGTCCATGAGGTTTCAGGTATGTCTATCAGCACAAGAGGGAAGGTGAGAGGATAGGTGTCGGAGTCTTCGTCGTCGCGGTAAAGCATTTCAAGCTGTCCGTAGTCCTCGTCCACGTTTCTGTCGAGCCATTCAATCTTGTCTGCCACAAGCTGCTGTATCTGGTTGAATAAAGTTTCCATGTAATTCAATGAATAATTAATAGTTAATAATTAAAATCACTTCAGGCTTCCGAGCCTTGTTTCCATTACTTTGAGAAGTTCCTTTTCGGCTTCTTCCTGTAGCTTCTCGGTCAGTTCCTTGCTTTGTCCGAGGAACCTTCGCTGTGGTATCTGTGCGGTTACGTTGAGCCTTGACTTCTTGCTCAGGGCAATGGCTTTCCACATACGGGCTTCAGGAGGTGCAGCAGCGTCTTTCTTCTTCCGGGTTTCCGGGGAAGTTCCACGCCGTATGCCTGCCGCCTTGAAATAACGTGCCCATGCCATTTTCCGGAGCTTGGGCGTGATGCGCGGATGGGTGCTGACGGTTCCTCCTTCATTGTGTATTGCGGCGTATTCTACGGGGTTAAATATGGTCACTTTCCCTTTTTCCGTTCGAAAGTCATTGGCTCCCATAAGTCTCTTTCGTCCGCTAAGCAGAGGGCCGTAACGGTCGGAAGCTTTCTTGCTTCCCGACTGCTGCCGTCGGGTCGGCTTCCATGGCTGGAGTCCTCCGTTGCGAAAACCTCCGTCACGGAAGTTCTGGCGTGTATGGTTTACGGCCAGCACTCCCGCCTTCCGTGGAAGCGTGTCGCTGATGGTTTTCTGCAAGTCTTGCTCCAGCAGTTTCAGTATCTTTTTAAAATCGGAAGTATTCATTACAATTAGTCTTATATTCGTTTGACAATAAATTTAAAATAGCTATATTTGCATTGGTTCATTCCCAGACGGTTCGCCCTCGGGTTTGGACCCCCTTCCGGCAGGTCTGATTCATTTCAGGTCTGCCGGTCGTATTTTAAATCCGTTGCCCAAAATCTCCTCACGGCTGAGACGTATATCCTTTCCATCTCTTACTATAGTGATATGGGATATGTTTTGCGAACGTTTCACACGGGAACGTATGGCTGCGGCCAGGTTTTCCAGCGATATGTCTGAATCAATCCACAGCACAATATCATCAGCCTGCTTCTTCGCATCTCTCAGCAGGTTGTCAATAGAACTTTTTGTAGGGGTGACATTCATCTTGTATTCCTGCTCCACCTCCAGCGTGCGGTTATAGCTGTCGGCACTTTTCCGGTTCTGCGGATTGTCCAGCAAGTCTATTTCGTAATCATGCTTTTCGGCAAGGTAGGTTCCGATGCGGATGTTCTCGTCGCGCTCATGTTTTCCGTGTCCGTCATGTATCCGAAGTTTTCCAGATCTGGTGGGAATAACCGTATAGTGTATCATCTTTTCCACCGCTTTCTCTGCTCCCGGATAAGTATTTTCGTAGTACGGATGAGTATGGCTGAACAGTTCCGGATCCAGTCCCGGGTTGTTCTCCAGTCCGGGCGAAGGCTTGTAGTCCACCTCAGGGATGATTCCCGTGACGGGGTCGTCCGTCTCCTCCAGATCACACTTGCATCCCCACCGGTCGTGCGGATGGTGGTTTTTCCAGAAGGGGTGTGTCTTTGGAAGCGTCAGCCCGATTCGCCAGTATTCCATGTGGAATACGTCAGGATCAGCACTCGTAGTGGGCATCCATTTCAGGTTGGGCAGGATGTCGGCATTACGTGAGAAACGTTTCCAGTCGGCGGCATAGCGGGCACGGAGTACGGCTGTGTCGTATTCTGTACGTAGCCAGTGGTTGTTGTAGGTGCCGATGACAGACTCAGCATCTTCCTGGAAGCGCCTGAACTCCTTCAGCTTTCCGTTTTCATCAAGCAGCTGCGAAGCGATGTCGTTCTGCATGCGGTGTGTGCGGAAGGCGGCAAACACGTCGGTATCGTCTTTCAGTGCCTGACGGAAAAGGGTGTCGGCATCATCTACATCCTCTATGGGGTATCCTTCCTGAAGCGCACGTTCAAAGGTGTCGCGTGCGGCTTCATACAGTTCCGAATAGATGTCTTCCTCTACATTGAACGTTTTCGCGTAAATGTCGGCCAGCAGACGTGCCATCAGTTCCGGAGTGAATGAGGCAGAAACGGATGCTTCATTCCTGGGATGGACGGAATGACAGCAGGAACAGGTCTGTCCGTACAGCTCATTCATTACCACCCTAAAGCCCCGTTTTTCGGGGCGCGGACGAAAAAACGGCGGATGTGGTTGTAGAATCGGGTTAAATAGTTTTTACTTTCCGTTTGAGAATCGTTTAAATCCTTCCGTCTCTCTTCTTTTCTTTGTGCCGTTTTGCCGTCAGGCGTGTTGTCCGTATCAGGTACTGCGGCATTCCGTCTGTCCTGCTGTCCGACTTTGAGCTGGTCGTAATTCTCAGGCTTTGGTATTCCGGTAAGCTCATAAAACGTGTCGTCGGATACGGGTGTGCCCGCGTTCCGCATCTTGGTTATCACGTCGGCAATGACCGTGATGTTGGTCTCTTTCGGTTCCACGTACACGAATTCTCCTCCGCGTGTGTTGTATCCCATGCTTTCGAAGATGTCCGTCATGTCGTAGTTCAGCACGTTCAGGATAAGCTGTCGGTCGGATTCATTGATTTTCTTTTCTCCTTTCTCCTGCACGGTTCCCAGCGACTGGGTGCCACGTTCGGAGGCTTCGGTGGTAAGCGTATTGCCCAGGAATATCTTGCTTATCTCATTGTTGCACCGCTCATACAGCTTGTCGTACAGGTCGGACGAGCCGCTTTTACCGGCACTTTCCAGCAGCTTCAGCTCACTGCCTTTCGGGTGGATGAAGCATGCGGCTGCTCCCTGCTCATTCATGTCGTCAAGAATTTGCAGGCGTGCCTCTTCATCTTCCGCATCGTAGGTATATTCGCGGATGGGCATTCCGAATATTTCGCAGAACTGTGCCCAGTCGGCCATGTCGTTACGTTTGAAAATGACGTAGGGTGCAGCGTTGGCCAGTTTTCCCAATGCACGCGGCTTGCCCACAAAAAGCACATCGCGGAAGTCGGTCCAGGGAGTTCCGGTAATTTCGCCCTGACGGTGAAGGATAAGACCTCGAACGGGGTCGACGTTCTTTCTGGGTATCAGCTCGTAATTAATCCATCCGCTTTTGTCGCGGTAGAACTGGAAAAGAGAGAATCCCCAGAACACGGAGTCTACCAGGTCTTCGATGAAATGGAAAAACCAGGGTGAACGCAGCATCACGTTGATTTCCTCGTCAGGTTTCCCGTTACGGCGGAACTCTATCTGAATGTTTCGTGCCGAAGCGATTCGCTTGTCGCGCACACTGCTCAGGTGTCCGTCAATCAGGATGTCCTCATACATGTCGTACAGGCGTACGCGGTTGGTGAAGTCTACGTTTTCGGCCCCGCGTATGCCGCTCATGTATTTCTGCATGTCGAGGAAAAAACGCTGCGGCTGGGTAATGATGACCGTTCGTGCCGGACTTCCCTGCGGATTGATGTTTCCGCCTATGGTTATTCTTTTCTTCTTGCTCATATCAGTATCGGGTGTTTCTTCGTGGATAACTTCGCATCTGGAATGCGGAATTTAACTTAGTGGAATCTTCGTCGAGTGCCGGCAGTCCTTCCACGCTTATCTCAAATTTTGACACGCCTTTCAGCCATTCCAGGCTTCGCTCGTAACGGTCTATCCGTATCTTGGAAATCTTCTGCGGATTGTGTATGCAGAATACGTGATACAGTGTGATGTCTTTGGCGTACATCAGTACAAGCGGGTGGCGTTCGGAACCGGTGGCTGCAAAAATCTTGTCGCAGTCAAACCGTGAAGACAGGTATCCGCGCATTTCGGCGATGGCCTGGTCTTCGCATACTTCAAGAAGTGATTCGTCTTCACGTATGAGCGCATCGAGTATTTCACGGTGTATGGATGCGTCGTAATCTTCCGGGTTAATAAACTGGCTCATGTTCTGTATTTGTTTTTTTGCCGGATGGTGGTCCGGCTTACGGTTATTGTTTTTTGTAAGGATGCATTCTTTCGGTCGATGGCCCGGTTTCCTCCCTGTATGCAGTCGGGACCGTCGGCAGGATAAGGAAGCGTCATTTCAAAGAGGTCAAACTGGTTGACCAGTTCCTTCATGTGCGGATTGTCTTTTTCAGCCTCATTGAATATCAGCATTCCTTCACGGTCCAGCGGTTCCAGGTCGGCTTCTATACGGGTAGCCTTGTCGGTCTTCTTGTCCTCGTCCGGCCTGATGGAAAGCTGTTCGTTCCTCTTTCTGCGGATTCGTGCCAGGTGTCGTTTCAGCACCTGCTGGAAAAACGGGTCCTGAAGCTTGTTGTTCTCTACCATGCAGTAAAGGTTGGTCTTTCCGCCTACATATTCATTCAACAGGAAAAACCAGTTGATGAATTCTTCGTTTGTGGTATGGTCCAGAAAACCTTTAATGACATAAAGCACGCCCTGAAGTTTGCCAAGCAGCCATACGGCCTTGAAGCTGGCACCTTTTTTCTTGCTTTCTCCCGGAGCAGGGTCGCCATACACCATGAGGAATTTGAACTTGCGCAGAGGAGGAACCTTACCGAAAGCCAGCTTGGTAAATACGCTTCCTCCGGTGAGCGGGTTGTTGAAATATTCCTTCTGCTGCGCCTTTGTGCTGATTTTGGCCAGCACCTGGTCAATCTGTTCCTCACTGTTCTTTGCCGGCCAGGTGGAATGTCCTTCCTTGTCGCGTATGTTAATCACGTCCCAGTGGTCGGCCTGCTTTCCGGCACGTGTGATGCAGCAGTCGCGTGCAATGATGTTTCCGCAGAAGATTATCAGTGTGGGTATGGCCGTGTCACGTGTTCCGTACAATGCTTCTTCCCACCATCCCCACATCTTGTTTACCGTGTCAGGATTACGGCATGCTTCGTCCGTATCGAAGTCGTCCACCAGCAGCACGTCGGGTCGGTCGGCTTCGTTACGGCTTCCACGCGGGGCACTTCCTGCACCTACGGCGCGAAACGCACATCCTCCCTTTGTGATGAATTCCTCTTCACTCCAGTTTCCAAGGTTCAGCTGTGTGCCGTAATAAGCCTTGATAAGTCCGTTCCGTTCAAACTGCTTCCGGTATGGGTCAAGCAGACGGACGGCACTGTCTTTCGTGGCCGATGCCATGATGACATTCCGTTTTCTTCCCGTAAGCACCAGGAACATGACAATGAACATCACGCAGGTACTCTTGGCCAGCGAACGTGCCCACGAAAGAACCTCAAACCATTCATCGTGTTCGATGCAGCGCATGATGGCCTTAATCTGGAACGGGGCAAAGTCGAACTTGCAGAACTCCGGGAAGAAGAAACGTATCCACTCCAGCGGACGCTTTTCGAGCAATGCCTTGTGCCGTTCTATTTCGGCCCGGCTCTTGTTTACTATTACGACTCCCTTTCTGAGAGAATCCTGCTTGTAATCTTCCCAGATACGGAGTGCTTCTCTGTCCTGCTGTTTCATAGGTTATCCTTGATAAACTGGTCAAACAATCGGATAAACGTCTTTGTCATATCCGGGTCCTGCGGACGGAGCCAGTCGGAAAACCGCATCCCCACACTGATAATGTCACTGATGCCCACATCGCTTTCCAGCTTCTTGATGGTGGCTGCCAGTTTTCCCAGCGTGTCGGCTTCAGACGGGGTGGCATATCGCTTTCCTTCTTCACGGCTCTGTATGGCCTTGTTTATTTCGGCCACCTGGCGGTGAAGTGCGGAAATCTGCTGTTCGCGTGTCAGCGTCATGCCAATCTTCATCTCCTCCCATTTTTCCGAGTTGATCCATCGGGAAAGTGTCTGGCGTGAAACGCCTGTCTTTTCTGCTATTTCCTGCTGAGTAAGGTTCTCTTTCAGGTAAAGCATGCGTGCGTATTCCTTTTTTTGCGTGTTTGTCAATTCTGCCATGTCTTTTATATCTTGTTTTGTGTTTTGCAAATTTCGTCCATAAATATATCATTCACAACACTTTATTTTTATCATACCCTTTATAAACCGCATGATGACGTTTTAAAAGTGTGTCATAAAAATGCCATCTTGACAGTCCTTTTTTTTCTTCCCAACTTTGCATCAGAACAGCAATAAAAGCAAAATGAACAAACGATTTTTCAATATGATACCTTCGCCCGATGTGGCGTGTATTCTCCTGTATGGAGAAGTAGGCGACAAGTGGGACGGCGTGACCGATGCGGACATCGTCCGTGAGCTTCGAGACTATGAATCATTGTACGGTAAGATTGATGTGCGCATCAACAGCATTGGGGGAAGCGTATATGCCGGAATCGCAATCTTCAACGCGCTTCGTGAAAGCAAGGCAGATATTACCATTTACGTGGATGGGGTGGCCGCCAGCATTGCAAGCGTGATTGCCATGTGCGGAAAGCCGGTGTACATGAGCCAGTACGCACGTCTGATGATTCACAATGTGCAGGGAGGATGCTGGGGTAACAAGGAGGAACTGAAGCAGACCATGGAACACATTGAGCAGCTGGAGGAGACACTGGCAGACATCTATTCTTCGAAGACCGGAACAGACCGAGAAGAAATAAAGAAGACTTACTTCGACGGTAAAGACCACTGGCTTACGGCCAAGGAGGCAAAGGATATGGGATTCGTGGACGGAATCTACGACGTGGAAGAAGCAGAACGCCAGGACGTGGAAAGTCCAGACAACGTGTACAAACTCTTTATGAACAGAATGAATAATAACCCATTAAACAACGATAAACAAATGTTTGAGGAACTGAAGAAACGTCCCTTGTTTGCCAACTGTGCAGATTCTGCCTCTGCGCTGGCCGTAATCGGGACACTGGAAAACAAAGCAGGGAAGTATGACACCCTGAAGGCGGAAAACGACACACTGCGACAGAAGCTGAAAGGATTTGAGGATGCGGCTGCAGATGCACGCAAGAAAGAAATCGACACGATGCTGGAAAACGCGGTAAAAGAGGAACGTATCCGCCCGGCAGACAAGGACACATATCGTGCCTTGCTGGAGAAAGACTTTGAAAATGCATCGAAGATTCTGGAAGGTTTGCCACGGAAAAAGATGATTTCCGACGGACTGGACAAGAACGACCCCGAAAACAAAGGTACATGGGAAAAGGAACAGGAAAACATCCGTGAAAGACGTTACGGAAAGAAGTAGTAAATAACAATTAATCAAAACAAAACATGGCAATTCAGATTCAAAACACAGCCTATGACGGTGAGGTTCTTGAGAGACTGCTCACCAAGGCGGCTACCGGAAATGAACTTGTACAGAAAGGACTGATCAAGCTTGTTCCGAATATCCGCAAGAAATACTCCATTCCCCGACTGAAGACGGGAACCATGTTGCAGAAACGCAAGGAAATGCCTGAATCGAAGGATTCTAAGGGTGATTTCAATTACTCTGAGAAGGCTCTTGTTCCGCATGACTTTATGGCTTATACGGAATTTAACCCGAGAGCTTTTGAGGAAATCTGGCGCAAATATCAGCCGAAAGGAAACATGGTGTTCGACCAGCTTCCTCCTGAAGTGCAGAACCAGTTGCTGGATGCGATGTCCCGTCAGGTTAACTTCGAGCTGGGGTACCACTTCGTAAACGGTATCTATAAAGACGATGATGAAGACGATGATCATCTGTTCAACGGTATCCTGACTCAGATTATGGCCGACAGTGAAGTGATTCACGTGAAGTCTTCTTCTGCTGATTCAATGATTACCCGTTTGCAGAAGGTTCGCAAGGCTACTCCTCAGGTGCTTCGCAACAATCCGAATTTCGTTTATATGATGTCTGTAGACGATGCAGACCGTTACGATGACGAACTGACACAACGCGATGCCAAGGGTGCCAACTGGACGGATACGAACGCCGTACGCTTTAAAGGCACAAACATTGTTCCGCTGGCTGCCATTCCGGACGGTGTGATTATCGGTACCGTAGCCACTCCTGACGAAGACTCCAACACTTGGGGTGCAGTGAACCTGGTAGATGATTTCAACGTGATCCAGATTGACAAGGTGACCAACGCCGGTGAGAAGTATTTCTTCAAGATGCTCATGATGGCAGATACCAACGTGGCTTTCGGAGAAGAAGTAGTGTTGCTGGATGTGCGTGAAGCTGCTACTGTATCGGCTTCAGGAACCAGCATTACGCTGACAGCTCAGGCAAGCAAGGTTTCGATTGAACCGGATTCAGACAGTAAGGCATATACTATTTCAGGAGATGACATTCTGATGGGTGCCATGCTGGAAATTACGAATACTCATGCAAGCAACAAACTTACGGTCAACTCGATTGAAGTTGCTGCTGGTGCTACCAAGAAAATCTACTACAGCGGAAAGTCCTGGTTTGACGCCAAAGAGGTAGACGTAAAGATTACGCAGGTATCTCCTCAGCAAGTGCAGGTAGTGGGAACCGTGGAAACAACAACCAAAGAGCAGGCATAAGGAGGACTGAAGGATGAAACACTTTACAATGGGTGAACTTTGTGCCAGCACCACCGCCGACGCTCATGGAATCAAGAATACACCGCCTCTTCAGGAGGCGGGTAATCTGAAAGCCCTGGCCGACAACGTGCTTGACCCGCTCCGCGAATGGTACGGGAAACCGATATCCGTCAACTCCGGGTACCGTTGTCCGCAACTGAACCGGCTGGTAGGAGGTAAGGCAAGCAGCCAGCATCTGAAAGGGGAGGCTGCCGACATTACGGCAGGAAGCAGGGAAGAGAACCGGAAACTCTTTGAGTACATCCGTGAGAATCTGCCTTTCGACCAGCTGATTGACGAAAAGAATTTTTCGTGGGTGCATGTGTCTTACAAGCGCGACGGAAACAACAGAAAACAGATATTGAAACTATAACCATGGCGTAGTACGCCAAATGCTACGCCAATAAAGCACAACAAAATGAAACGGATTATCTTATTTTTCTGCCTGTGTCTGATTACAACACTGGCTTCATTTGCACAGACCGTACTTCCGGCTGCAGAACCTGAAACATCGTTCCTTATCGATTTGGGAAGCTTTACGGGAATCGTAGCCCTGGTTTCTACCTTGGTGACACAGATTCTGAAAGTTGTTCCGGCTATTTCCGCAAGCAAGCTGGCCAAAATTTTGATTTCATGCGGTGTGGGCATGGTAGTATGTATTATTGCATGGCTTTTGCAGCTCACTCCGTTACTTACAGGCTATATCTGGTGGCAGGTTCTGATTTACGGACTGGCGGCCGGATTGAGCGGATGCGGATTCTATGATGTGATTAAGGCTATCGGAGCATTGTTTAAAAAAGAGTAGAGCTTTATGGATTGGACCCTGTTACAGTCACTATGGGACTGGCTTCTTCCTGCCGGATGGCTGGCTACTGCCATTGCCTGGTGGCGTGACAGGAAGGTGTATCAAGTCCGTGCGGTAAAAGAAACCGAAGGTACTTACAAGACTCTTTACGATGACCTCAGTGCCACGGTGTTGGATATAAGCAAACAATTACGAAAACAAAACGAACGGAATATCAATCATGAAACGGCTTTACGCAAATTACATACTTGCAAGTATGCTGACCGTTGTCCTGTCATTATCTTCCTGCGCCAGCAGCAGAAAGGCCAGCTCGGAAACCGTCCGCTCGGACAGCCTCCGAACGAGCGTAACCGAGCAAACAACTTACGAGCCGGTCCCGAAGAGGACGGCGACCTGCTCGGTGAGTGCGGAGCAGTGGCAGAATCTGAGTAAACTTCCTGCCGGATTCGGGCTGAACTATCGGAACGACGGTCTGAATATTGACATACAATCAGACGGAGAAGGTGGCGTGAACGTCACGGCGACAGCCGACAGTACAGGAAGACAGGTAACCATAACACGTACGGAAACCGACCACCGCATACGCGATGAAACTGTGAGCAATGAATTGAAGGAAACACGCCCTGGAGTGCAGGGATGGCTGACAGGAACAGCCCTGACCCTGCTGGGGATTTTCCTTATCTGGCAACTGATTAAATATTATTTAAGCAAACATTAAAAACGACAAGATTATGGCAGATACAAGCAACGGACTGATGTATGGTGTGGCCGCCGTAAAGTTCAAGACATCGGAAGGCGGGGAAAAGACGTTGGGCTGGCTGGATGAAAACGGAATGCAGCCGGCAGGAAATGCGCCTACCTTTATGGATGTGAATGCCGCACAGGTAACAGACGGACCGGTAGACAGCATTATGACCAATCCGGGAAGCGATGCGTTCACAATGAACCTTATCCAGTTGAATGCGGAAAACATGGTGAATGTGTTCGGTGGAAAGAAAGAAGCTGACGGCTCTTATACACCACCGACAAAGATGGTAGCCAATGGCGTATTGACTATCACTATGCATTCAGGCCACAGTTTCCGTGTATTTAACTCCCGATTGAGCCGTAACGGATGGCAGAATGGTATCAACATGCAGAATGTGCTGGCAATGGGTATCCGTGTGGATATGCTGAAACCAACCGACGGCAAGGAAAGACGTTACCGTATCTATCCTCCCGGAGTGACACCTGATACCGCAGACTCAACCGCAGACGCAGCAGGATAAGTATGAAGGCACAGGATATAGAACTGCTGGCAGGCATCTCCCTCAGTGACGGGGGAATCAGCCTGCCGCTTCATACGATACTGCGGAAACGTCCGTTCCGCATCACGATGAAGACACCTACCACACGCAGCCTGATCCGTATCAGCAAGCGTTATCTCCGAATCGGGGTGACTCCTGAAGAATATGATGCATACGACCTGGACCAGCGTATCCGGTTTGTCTTCCTGCATGGAAAGGATATCAGCCGGATGGTGGCATACGGAATTATTCGAGGCCCGGTACTGGGAAGGTTACTAAACCGCCCGGTGGCATGGATGCTTCGGGAACTGATGACGCCCGACGAACTTGCAGCCTCCTGGAGACAAGTGCTGAACAGTACATCTACCACGTCTTTCGGGATTATTATCGCATCGGCAGCAGCACTGAACAAGATGCAGCCCTTAGCGAGCCGGAACGAGAGCGAAAACGAAACGAGGAGTTAAAAAAGGGACATACAGAACCTTCGCATAGCCTTTTCGGCGTAGTAGGTCAGCTGGCCACGGAAACAGGCTGGAGCATTGACTATATTCTGGACAAAGTGAATGTAGTAACCCTGCAAATGATGATGGCAGACATGCCGCACTGGGTTCCTCCGCAGAAGCCGGATATGATGCAACAGATCCGTGAAATGGAGGAACGGGAGAAACAAAGAAACAGTCACAAACAAACAGATAACAAGAACACGACAAAGGGGATGAACCCGATGGATTTCTTCACAAAATACGCAGTAAAAGATTAAGGATATGGCAGTACCTGTACAGCTTGAAATATTCATGAAAGACCTTACCAAAGCCGGACTACAGAGCGTGGGTAAGAATGTGGATGATGTGGAAAATCAGACTCTGCAACTGATATCTGCATTAAAACAGGTAATTGCCGAACAGAAACACCAGTTGGAGGTCAATAAAGCTGCGGGTATAAGTTACACACAGGAGACCGCCAACATTCAGGCTCTTACCGGACAAGTACGCGGACTGGAAGCTGGACTGAAAAGCTTGAAAAAGACGAAAGAAGAAACCGCAAAAACGCAGGCCATTGACATCGACACCGAAGCCGTTACCCGTAAGACAAACAACCTGAAGATGCAGTTCAGCCAGGTAGCAAGAGAGCTGCCATCTTTGGCCATGGGGCCGCAGATGTTTATCCTCGCTATCTCAAACAACCTTCCTATGCTGGCGGATGCCATTGCCGATGTGCGCAAGCAGAACGAACTATTGGGTAATAAAGGTGTACCAGTATGGAAACAGCTTGCAAGTGCTGTATTTTCTTGGCAGACTGCATTGGTAGCAGCCATTTCGCTGGGTATTGTGTTCGGAAAGGATATTGCAAGCTGGGTAAAAGAGCTTATCAACGGGAAAAAAGCTATTGACAACAACAGAGAGGCTCTGGAAAACTATAAAAAGGCCATGCTTGAGTCTCAGCAGACTGCACAGAATGAAACAGTACAGCTCAATTTACTATATAAGGCTGCAGTAGACAGTTCCAAAGGTATGAATGAACGTATTTCAGCTGTAAAGGAACTGAAAAAAGAATATCCTCAATACTTTAAGAATCTTTCGGATGAAGAGATCTTAGTGGGAAAGGCTGCTGACAAATATAACGAACTGGCTACGGCTATTATGGCTTCAGCAAAAGCGCAGGCAGCCAAAGAAACATTGATAAAAAACAGCAAGGAGATCCTTGATCTGGAAACAAAAATAACGGAAGAATACAAGAAGCAGGAACTGAACGAAATTAAAAGAACTGAGGCTGTAGGTAGGCTGAAAGAAGGACAAAAACAAACATTTTTTCCTGTTAGTAACGATGTGATCGATGCAACCAACCGTAATTATGACCGAAAGTTTAAAGAGAGCGAGGAAAAGATTACCGAATGGAGAAGGAAGATTTATGATTTGACCAAATTCAATAAGAGTCTGGCTGATCAGGTAAACATAGAAGACCTTCTTTTTGAATCAAACGGAGGAGGTGGCGAAACCGGTACAGGTTCCGAAAAGACCGACTACGCCTCCCAGCTTGCCGATGCACGTATTCGTGCACAGCAGACTACGGAAAAACTCCGCATCCAGATTATGCAGGAAGGTATTGCCAAGCGCATGGCACTGGCAAAGCAGGAATATGATGACAGTATTGCCGACATCGACAAGCAGGAACGGGATACACTGGCAAAGATGGATCAGGCACGCAAGCAGGGTGACAACATTCCGCAGAGCCAATATGATGCCGTAAAGGAATCGGCTAAAAACAACCGTGTGCTGGCAGAACAGGTGTATAATGAACAGATCTATCAGATTGAGCAGGAATACCGCGACAAGGCCACGCAGAGCCTTATCGACTACAATAAACAATACGGAACGTATCAGGAGAAGCGTCTGGCCATCGCAATGGATTACGCGCGGAAGATTGCCGCTGCGGAAACAGAAGGTGAAGCTGACGTATTGACTCGTGAACGTGACGACAAGCTGGCCAGCCTGGACTTTGAGGAAATGAAGAAAGGGATGGACTGGGACAAGATTTTCGGTGACCTGGACCGTGTGTCGACCGATACGCTGGAAAGCCTTCGCAAGAAGCTGAAGGAATACCTGGAAGGAATCGGTGATGACATCAGTCCGGAATCCTTCAAGGAGGTAATGGATGCTTTCAAAGAGATAGACTCCGAGCTGGCCGACCGTTCCCCGTTCGAGGCAATGAAGAAGGGATACGAGGACTACAAGTCCGCCATGGAAGAGGTACGTACTGCTCAGAACCTGCTGCAACAGGCTCAGATGGGTGGAAGTGTCATCGTGGAAGAATATGACGAAGCAGCAGGAACCCTTACACGTAAGCTGATTACTCAGGCCGAAGCCGAGGAAAGAGTTCGTGCTGCTCAGGATAAACGATACAGTGCCCAGAAGAATCTGACAGAAGCGGCCAATTCTATCGGACAGAAAGGAATGGCCATTGTTGATGCCGGAAATGATATCGTAGACATGCTGGGTAACCTTGGCGTAAAAGTTCCGGAAGCTGTCAGTGAAACATTGAACGGAGTCAGTCAGGTAATGAATGGACTGGAAAGCATTGACCTTACAAATCCATTCTCAGCCATATCCGGTGTAACTAAGGTTCTGACTGGAGTAGGCAATACAATCGCCGGACTGTTTGGCTTCGGCGGTGCAGATTATTCCGGATATGAAAATCTGAAATCAAAGTATGAAGGGCTGATTGATATATGGGATGATCTTATTTCAAAGAAGCAGGAATACATCGACATCAACTACGGAGCAGAAGCGCAGAAGGCAGCAGAGGAAGCAAAAAAACTGGTAAACGTGCAGATTGAACGGCAGAGGCAGCTGGCCAATATGCTGGCGGGTAGCGGTGCAAGTATCGGATCCCACTCCCTGGGATATCGGGTGAATGACCGGATGTCGTCACAGGACTGGCAGCGATTGTCCGGACTGGTCGGAGAGCAGGTCGGAAGTCTGGGTGATGTACTGGGGCTGGATGCAGGTATCATCGGGAATGTGCTTCAGGATGAGAAGTTTGTTTCCGTACTGACGGATGTAAATTCTGAATTCATCGATTACATACAAAATATCGGTTCTTACGCGGATCAACTGGAAGAAATAGCCTCAAAGGAACAGGAAGCCATTACCGGAATCGGATTTGATGCGTTTAAGGATGGATACTTTGACCTTATATCTGATCTGGAATCTACCAACGAAGACCTGGCAGACAATCTGGAAAAGAATCTCCAGAATGCCTTCTTCCGCTCACTTATTGCGAATAAATACAACAGCCAGATTAAAGCCTTATACGACAACTGGGTAAAATTAGGCGAAGACGGACTGACCAGAGATGAAGTGGATAGTCTGAGGGAACAGAATCAGGCAATGGTGGATCAGATGATAAAAGACCGGGAAGAGCTGATGAATACTTTCGGATGGTCTGCATCCGGATCGGGAAGCAGCCAGTCGCCCGGCAGTGGTGCACTTACAACAATGAGCCAGGAAAGCATATCCACCTTAGAGGGCATAGGGCGTAACATGCAGACACATCTGGCGAATATTGACAAGTTTGTACAGGAAATCCGAAACACACAGAAGCAGGACAGCCAGGCGCTGGCCACCATAGCCGGACACACGGCACATCTGGTGGAGATACACGAGATATTGAGTGATATGAAATTGAACGGTATAACACTGAAATGATATGGATTTGACAGGATACCTTACAATAAACGGAACAGACGTATGGACGGAATACGGTGCCTTTCTGGGCGAGACTGAAGAAGGTGGACACGTGAACATGGATGCCTTGCTTCGCATGCCCAAGGCAAAGGATATTACTACCGTAGACTTCCGGGAACGGAACGGGGTAGAGCTTCCTCAGAACCCAAACGTGAAGCTGGGCAGCATCGAACGTACCTTGCAGTTCTGGCTTCGTGGAAGCTCCGCAGCCGACCGCCTGGACAAATACCAGCGCATGATGACGCTGATTACGTCCGGAATGCTTACGATAAATGTAAAGAATTACCGGACTTACAATATGGTGTATCAGGACATGCCGGCAGAACCGGACTGGTACGGAAGCTACGAAAGAGACCGGTTTTATGTGCTGTTTTCCGTCAAGTTTCTGGAACCGCAGCCATCCGTTTAGGAATTAATTAAACACAGATTAAATGACGATAAAATGGAACTGAAAATATACGATAAAGCCAACAACCTTCGACTGACGGCCAGTCCGAACTCTTCTTCTACCGTCACGGAGGAGATAGGAGGAGAGTGCAGTGTATCTGCATCCTTCACCCATATCGCATACGTTCCGCTGGATGTGGATGACTATATCGACCTGGAAGGTGTGCGTTATAAAATAAAACGCCAGTACCGCCCCAAGCAGAAAAATACACAAAACTATGAATACTCAGTTAAGTTTTACGCCCCTATACATGATGCAGAAGATGTGCTGATGCTGTTTTCTGAAGGAGATACCACATCTGAATTCTATTATGACGGCGGTCCGCGGGAACATCTACAGCTATGGGTAGAGAATATGAACCGTCTGGCCGGAAAAGACGTATGGAGTATCGGAACTGTTATATCGGCTGAAAACAAAAATATAGAATATAAAAACTTGAATTGTTGGGATGCTGCTTTCTCCAGCAATGGTATAGCTGCCACATTTGAAACAGAAATGTGGGCAGACGGATTCGTCATAAATCTTTGCAAAGCTTCGCATGGCGAACGCCAGGAACTGGGCTATATGCAAGGACTCACTAACCTTTCGCAGGAAGATAACGGCGAAGTGAAATTCTTTACCCGCCTGTTTCCGTTAGGATCTACACGAAATATCGATGCAAGTAAGTACGGATATTCCCGGTTGCAGTTACCCAGCCGTGCCAAGTATGTAGACAAAAATGTAAACTTATATGGCGTTAAGGAAGAGACAGAAGAAGCTGCTTTCTCGGCAATTTATCCGAAATACGTTGGAACCATATCTTCCATACGAACTGAAGAAAAAGAGAATGAAAACGGACGCAAATACACGGTGTACTACATCAAGGATGAAGGGATGAACTGGAATCCGAAAGACTACGAGATTCCGGATCTGGATTGCATGCTACAGTTCCAGACAGGAGAACTGGCAGGTCGGGGAACTAACGGTTCCTTCCAGGCAGCGTGGCATGAGGATACTAAAGAATGGGAAATCATCAATGTATATCCGGATGAAACAACACAGATCCCAGGTGGTGTAATTGTCCCGAATCCAGGTGATCAGTACATTCCCTGGAACTTCGCCATGCCGCAGGAATACATCACTGCGGCAGAACAGGAATACAAGCAAGCTGTGGATGATTATCTGGCAACCTACAGCTTCGATCCGAATAAATACACCGGAACCACCGACCGGAATTATATCGAGAAGAACGGCACACCACTCCGCATAGGGTGGAATGTGCGTTTACTGTCAGAACAGTATTTCGGCAGCACCGGAGGATACAAGGATACACGTATCATCAAGGTGCAACGCAAGTTGAATGATCTGTGCCAGGCTACGATCACCTGTTCGGATGAGGTTGGTACCGGATGGAAGTCGTCTGTGGATAACCGGCTGAATAATTTGCAGTATGTATTATCTCAAAAGCAAGAGCAGGAAGTTATCGACATTATCAAAACAACGGATAACAAGACCCCGTCAGACTATAATGTATTTTCTGCCCTGAAAGCAATAGGCATGTTTTTGAGGAAAGATGTGGCAGAGCAGGTAAAATATGTAATGACATTTTTGAAAGGTATTGTTGTAAAAGGAACAGCAAAATTCGGTAATTTCATTACAGGTGTTTCTGGTGGTATGATAGACGAAGAAGGGAATATGGAAATGGAATCAGGCTATTTTCGTAAACGATTATTTGTTCCGGAAATAGCTTATAATCGCATTACATATTTCAAAGGACGTGCTGTTATATCTCCCGGGGGCGGTTGCAAAGTAAAGTCATATATAAAGAATGATGATGGAAGTTTTACGGTTATACCAGACTTGACAGAAGCGGACGCACTGAGCCAGTTTGTTGATGACATTCTGTCTGCTTTCTTTACAACAAAAAATGAAGAAGGAAAACTTACTGGTTTTGCGCAAATGCAGTTTCGCGTGACAGAAGCCGACTATGATGCAAAAACATTCAAAATGGTAAATCGTCCCGGGAACAACTACGAACCGGGTGAGGAAATGATACTGGCACAAACGGGGAACTTTACAGACCTAGACCGTCAAACATACATTCTGTTTGATACTCTGAACGGGAACAATTGTATTACTTTCTTTGATAACGCCAATACCTGGGACCCGGAACCGGCACAGATGAAAAGCTGGCTGGGGAAAAAGAAAGGAATGAAAGTACAGGGGTTTGACTGTGACAACTATTCGGCTGTACTACAAAATATCCTGATGACCGGTCTTATATTCCAGACGGATACCATTACCGGTCAGCCGATTCGGGTTCCTCTTGACAAAGGGGCATGGGAGGCTGGGCCACATGCTTATTTTGATAGAGTATCCCATAATGGTTCATTATGGCTATGCATCAATCCGGGAGGTACAGAGTCAGAACCTGCTGATAATAATCCGGATTGGCTGAAGCAGGTTGCAGAAGGTCAGCGTGGCTTACAGGGACTTCAGGGACCGAAAGGAGAACAAGGTATACAAGGCCCTGCTGGAGCAGATGGTCGCAGTTCCTATTTTCACATAAAGTACTCCCATTTACAGAATCCAGTCAAGCCGACTGACATATCCGATACACCTAATGACTATATCGGCACGTATGTTGATTTCTCAGAGGATGACAGTACCGATCCGGCTGCTTATACATGGGCACGCTTTAAAGGATTGCAAGGGGCCAAAGGTGATCAGGGCATACCGGGTACAAATGGCGCTAACGGTCAAACCTCTTATCTGCACATTAAATACTCTGATGATGGAGGTTCAACATTTACCGGCAACAATGGAGAATTGCCGGGTGCCTATATCGGACAGTATGTAGATTTCACACAGGCTGATAGCTCAGATCCCAAGAAATATACATGGAGCAAGATTCGGGGTGAGCAGGGACCGCGTGGTCTTCAAGGGCTTCAGGGGGAAAAGGGCGAGCAGGGTATCCCGGGGCCAAAAGGTGAAACCGGGGCTACAGGAGCAGCTGGTAAAACCTCTTATTTCCATATTAAATATTCTAATGACGGGGGTAAGACCTTTACTGGTAATAATGGCGAGGATGTAGGAGACTGGATGGGTACATATGTCGATTTTACACAATCCGACAGTGGCAGTGTTTCTGCATATAAATGGATGAAAACAAAAGGTGCACAGGGTGCAAAAGGTGACCAGGGTATTCCGGGAACAAACGGGACGAATGGGCAGACATCTTATTTGCACATCGCTTATGCCAACTCTGCAGATGGTTCTTCGGGCTTCAGTACCAGCGATTCAACCAATAAACTTTATATCGGCCAATATACAGATTTTACACAGGCAGATAGTAACGATTACAAGAAGTATTCCTGGAGTAGAATCAAGGGTGACAAGGGAGACAAGGGTGATAAAGGAGACACGGGACCTCAGGGCGCCAAAGGGGATAAAGGTGATACGGGGCCTACCGGCTCTCAAGGCATTCCCGGTACATCATCATATTTCCATGTAAAGTATTCGGCAAACTCAAATGGTAATCCGATGAGTGATACTCCGAACACCTATATAGGTACGGCTGTAACACAAAGTTCCACAGCACCTACATCTTACACTTCCTACAAATGGGCAAGATTTCAGGGTGCACAAGGGCCTAAGGGTGATCAGGGTATTCAAGGACCTGCGGGAGCCAATGGTAAAACTTCTTATCTGCACATTAAATATTCCAATGATGGCGGCAAGAGTTTTACAGCCAACAGCGGAGAAACTCCCGGTGCTTATATCGGGCAGTATGTAGATTTTACACAGGCTGATAGCAGCAGTGTTTCTTCTTACACATGGACTAAGGTTAAGGGAGATAAAGGTGACAAAGGAGATACCGGATCTGCCGGTGTAGGCGTTAAATCAGTAGATGTTCTGTATTATATGTCCACATCAGCAACTTCATTGTCAGGTGGTAGCTGGCAGACAACTTCCCCGGAATGGGTTAACGGCAAATACATGTGGTCGAAGACAAAAGTCACATATACGGATGAAACGACAAAGGAAACAGCTCCCGTATGTATAACCGGAGCGAAGGGTAATACAGGAGCAACCGGCAATACAGGTGCGGCAGGCAAAGGAGTGAAATCGATTGTTGAAGAATATTATCTGTCTGCTTCTTCGTCCTCGACAACAGGAGGAAGCTGGTCAACAACAGTTCCGGCATGGCAAAACGGGAAATACATGTGGACACGTTCCGTTATCACTTATACGGATAACTCCAAAACCACAACAAACGCAGTATGTGTGAGCGGTTCCAAAGGTGACAAGGGAGATAAGGGGAATACTGGTGCAACAGGTCCGCAGGGGCCTCAAGGTCCCCAAGGTCCTCAAGGTACACCCGGACAGAATGGTACTCCCGGTGCCAGCTTTATCCCCTGCGGAGCATGGATTTCAGGCAATGTTCCTTACAAGAAAAACTCAGCGGTAGAATTTGCTGAGAATGCTTTTGTAGCACTGCGTGATACCAGTGCACCACCGTATGCCATTGCTAAATACAATAATGGTAATTATGTCCGTACACCACAGGGATATCTTTTGGCTGGAACTCCATCAACAAACACACTGCATCCCGACTGGCAGCGACTCACTAATATTGAGCCACCGACATTATACTGGTTGGATAGTTCATGCAGTTCAATAGCTTATACATCAACTGGCAGTATGTCTCCGTCAGCTTTTACCGTCAGTTGCAAGAAAAACCGTAACGGAGTTGTTGGTAAGTGTGCTGAACTTTGGTTGGTTGCAAGAAAATATGACGGTTCCTGGCGCTCTCATGCCGGTCCGGTGCAGTCGGCTTCCATCTCTGTTCCGGCGGCTTCCGGCTGCACACAGTTTGCAGTCCGTGCTTATTGGTCATCCTCGGAAGCTAATGCCTGGTCAGACAATTATGTGGCAGAAATAGGAATCGGAGTAGCGGAAGCTGGTGCTACCGGGGCTACGGGAGCTTTCCCACGTGATCGTGGCCCATGGCGTTCGGGAGAATCATACGAGTGGAGTGCAGACTATCGTGACAAGGTAATACATCCTTTTAACGGGGTTTATTATAACTTCCTTGTTCGTACTCAAGGCTCGACTGTTACAGACGCACCGACATCAGCTAACGGCGATGATAACTGGGAAGCAATGAACAAGCTGGTGAATATTGCCACCGATACATTGTTTTCTGACGGAGCCAATGTCGCAGGGTTTATGTTTAGTGGTGGTGTGATGAAATCACAACAGTCAACAAATGGAGTTGCAAACATGATCCTGAATGGGAATACCGGGTATTTCCATTGTGTCAATGCCGAGATTACAGGTAAATTTATAGGTAATATATCCGCAGACTCCGGAACTATCGGAGGATTCTCAATCGGTGCAAAGAGTCTGAGTAATCTGGCTGCAGATGTGTCTCTCAGCATTGGTAACCATAACAACAGTTCAACCAAATTATTTTCAGTTAACCGGGGGACAAGAGCAATGCTTCAGGTACGACACGATAGTGGAATCTGTATCAGTGCTGAAGCTTACGGTTCATCTGATTCTATTGCGATCAAGGCACTATGTAATGTATCCGGATATGGGCAGGCTATTCAGGCCTATGGAAATGTCTCGCTTTTGGCTAGAAGTACGGAAAAAACCAGAATTAATGGTGTTGTTGTCAACACACGACGAATAACATCATCTGCAACCATCAATGCGAACGATGACTTTCTCATTTTTGGTAACTCTGGGAATATCACAGTCACCATGCCGAGTACATCTGCTTCACCTGCTGGGAAAATTCTTTATATGAAAAGAGTTTCAGGCAGTGGTGTTATAACCTTATCCGGTTCATTCCGCAATCCCAATAATTCCGGAGGTGCAAGCTCTCTGGTTATAAATGATGATGTATCCAGATTTTTTGTACGGGATGATCAGGGATATTGGGTTCAATATACCTGTGGTTAATCATAATTTTTAATATCAGCTATATGAAGAAAGTAAACTTTAAAAAAATGCGATTCTGGTCTGGTATCGACCATACTCAAAAGCTGGAACAGGATGTTCGGCTTGACTTGGCCAATCTGATATATCGGTATGGTGATATACGAGGGATGGATTTAGCCCTTCGTATTTACCATTCTGATGGAGATATAGAACTTTTAGATGATGAGTTCACATATTTACAGAGTTTTGTATCTGGACATTGCTCTCCTCAGATGGTAGAAGCTATGCAGGAATTATAAAATATCATTTAATAACCATTTAAAAAAATACAATTATGGCAGATCAATTCGAAAACCAGTTACCACAGAAAAGTGACGCAAAATGGGTACGTGCATTAGATGCTTCCGGCAACCCAATTTTAATCAGCAAAGAAGACCTCGCATCAGTTGTGGGAGGACTATTAGGGCTTTCCGGTATAGATATCAGGCAATTTATTAATACAGTACCTACAGCAGGAAAGTTATCAATATTCTCAAATATAGACAAAGGAATAGTCTTAGTCAGCATACTCGAAACAGGTATGATTGGGAAATATGATGCTTTAATATCTATTATAGATAGGAATAATATTCGAGTGGAAAGCTATAATGTAGGTCAAGATTCTGATTATCAAATTTTTGCTATAAATGATGGCGTTTTATCTATATCTAATTCAGGATATGGGATCGGTAAATTTATAGCGTACTATTTCGGTTAAGTACAATAATTACAACGGAATCGATTTCCAATTTGACCAATTTTTATCAATACATACACGCACTTTTATAGTTGTTGCAGAAGAATCTATACACATCTGTAGTATATAGTAAGATGCAAACACAACCATTAACCCATAATTAAAACCAGGGGAATTTTTGTAACTTCCTACATTCCCTAGAAGATATATACCACTATCTTGGGCATTGTTAAAATCACTTAAAAAGGTCCTGTCTTGAAATGGATATTCCCCAGAATTATATAGCAGTCCTCCCACTCGTACAGAAAGCCTTACGTTTGTAAACCGGTTTTCACTGGTGG